CTGAGTACAATGTAGAGATGAGAGAGTGTAGTGCAGTGGCCCAACCCTCTTTACTATCTTTAACTGTGATGGGTGGATTACCATACTCAAGTTGATTAGGTACTTCAGGTAACTTAGTAATAGACTGACGCTCTACTGAGAAGCCTACACCTGTACCACATAATAGAATAAACATAGCCTCATCAAAGGCACGGATGTGGTCTACTGGCAGGTAGCTACAGTTGTAGATGCAGGTGTTGTCACGATCTGCTGCTACCCCTGCTGTCATCAATGCCCTCATACTAGGCATGACTTCAAGGTTAAGGATAGCTTCTTCTATTTCTTCTAGGTCTTTACCTGATATACCTGTCTTAGCAATATAGTTTATGTATCGTTGTACTGTTTCAACCCAAGTCTCTCGCCTGTTCTCATCTTCTAGCCATCGTGCGTAACGGCTGGTAGCAATGAAGGTCTGGTAGTCTGTTGGTAGGTAGTTGCTTATCATCTATTGTCACCCTCTCCATGCAGTGTTCCTGCTTCTTGTCGTTTCTTTAACTTTTCTATATTCATCTCTGCAATAGTTTGGAGTGATAGACCACAATCATGGGCCAACGCTGCTAACATCCATAGTACGTCACCCATCTCTGCTGCAATAGCTTGCTTCTGATCTTGCATTGGTATCTCATCTCGCATCATCTTAGCAATCTTACCTGACACCTCACCTGCCTCTTCAGCAAGGCCCAAGGCTGCATAGGATACAGCATACTTCTTTGGGTATACTGCTGTCTTCAACGCACCTATCTGATACTCATAAAAGTTCATCATTACCAGTTCACTCCCTTTGTTTTTTCCAACAACTCAATCATTCTCTTTGTATACCAGATAGCTTTCTGTGCGTCCTGTATAGGATTGCTCTTGTTCATCAAGCGATGTCCTGTGTACTTGATTATTTGTGCCTGTGCTACAAAGATAGCGTTGTACTCACCAACTACATCTACAATATAATCCCAAGTTTCTATATCACCTTGGGTGTAATGAGCGGGACTATTCACCATGTCTTTATCTTTATTATCTAGCTCTGCTGCTTTAGTTTTCATGTATTGTTCATGTCCTAGTGGGATACCAAAGGTGGTTGCCATAGCTTTACTTCTCCTGTGTCTGTGTCATACTCGCCATTACGTAAGATACGTGCCAGCCTTGCATTTTCTAACGCTACCTCTTCAGATAAACCTTTACTCTCAAACGTAGCAACCACTTTATCCCATCCGAAATCAGAAGACAGAAGTTTATTAGCAGTCTTGGGACCAACAGTTGGACAGCCACTGTAATTATCTGTACTGTCCCCAACCAGAGTTTGGTAAAGGAAATGGTAGTCAGCCTCGCCTTCAGATATTTTAGCAACCTCACCATTGATCCAATGATTAGCTGGAACAGTGAGTAGGTCTTTGTCTTCAGACCAGATAATAGTGTTAGGGTTTGATGTACCCAATATTCCAAGAACATCATCAGCTTCTAATCCTCTATATATAATTGTGTTGTATATCTTTGCCAAATACTCTCTAGCCCACGCTAGTAACATAGGCTTACGTGTGTTCTTACGATTTGCTTTGTAGTAAGGGGCAATCTTCTTGCGATAGTTTTCTTTATCAGACAAGGCTATGATACAATCAGTGACAGGTGCTTCAGCAACTAACTTGTTTACCTGATCTTCTAATCTTATAGCAACTTCATTCTCATAGCTGTGTAATGTCCATAAGCCATCACCCCAATTCACTGGTGTCTCAGCAGAGGCAGCAGCTTTATAGGCTATGATATCTCCATCAATAAGAAGTAGGGTCATCTGTTATATCCTTCTCTGTTTTTCTAAGTATACGTAGTCCTGTCTGCACTTGTATGTAGTCTAGGTATGCCTCAACAATCCACTTTACACTTAGGCATATGCTTACACTCAAGAAGGAACAGGTTAGTATTAGCTTCCATACAAAATCAAAGTCCATTTCTTTCATCATGCTCCTGTAAGTAATGATACGCTTTGTGTACCAGTTGTTTAGAATCCTTGAACCTACCAAGACCATCATTGCATAGTCTACATAACCAACCTCTGAAGGTGTTAGTAGTATGGCAATGATCTAACACCCAACTCTTCATCATGGGTTGATTGTACTTACCTATCTCCTGTATAGTCTTGTCGCATATAGGACAGCAATAGTCGGGTGGTGGTTCAGGGTTTTCTGCCCTTAGTTTTGCTATGACTTTCCTGTGTCCACTAGTGCAGGACTTACACATACTCTTTCTATCTGCATGGTGTGCAGGAAAATTCCATACTGGTTGGACTACATGGCAAGTACGACATTCATGTACCTCAATGTGTATCTGCCCAGTTTCTTCCATACTTGTATTCACTGTCAAGTCTGCATCTGAAGTTGAATCTCTTTTCAACATCTCGCATACATTGAAGAATAAGTCTGCCTGTTGCATCTTCTTGCCCCTGTTTAACTAAAACCTGCACCTCATCATGGATGAAAGCTACAATCTGTGCATCAAGCCCTGACTTTTTTAGAGCATCAGCAATAAATACATACCAAGTCTTGCACAGTATAGCACCACAGCCTTGTAACAAACTATTCAAACTAGCGTGGCTGTATCGGATAGGGATGGTACGCCCATCAATACCCTTGATCCACCCTCGTTCACTTGCTGCTTTGGACACAGCATCACGTAGTTTCTTTAGTGCTGGTAGTTTTTTTAGGAACTTAGCTTTGATAGCTTTACCTTCCTTCGCACCCTTGCCTATGATCTTACCTGTTTTCTCATCACCTGAACCATAAAGAAATCCATAGATAAATGTCTTACTTTGGTTACGTGATCCAAGACCAGCAGCCTGTTGGTTAGCAGTATGAATGTCACCATTCAGTACTACATCAGCGTAAGCCCCATCGTCATATGCAGCCATATAATGAGCAAGACAGCGTAACTCAAGACCAGAAGCATCAGCCCCAAGAAGGCTGTATCCCTTAGGTGCATGGAAGAGGGAACGACACTCCTTACCATACTCAGCACCAACGCTTGGAACTTGCGCCATGTTTGGATTAGAGTGCGTACACCTTGAAGTGACAGCCCCCATGTGATTAACCCTACCATGTAACTTACCATCCTTCTCCATCCTTAACCAAGCCTGTTTGCCTGTAGCTAGTTGGCCTATGCGTTTATTCAACAGTAGGTATTCATTTAGTAACTTAGCCTCTGGCATATCAATACCAGCAAGCACAGTCTCATCTACCTTAGGCTCACCACTTTCAGTGAACGCTTCTGGTTTCCATCCTCGTTTAATTAAACGATCACCTATCTGCATACGTGATGCAGGGTTGAATGGTATGGTCTTAGTCTTAGTCTTCATCTCTACTATGGTAGGCTCAAAGGGTTCTTGTAACTCAGCCTCAAGGTCAGCCTTACGCTGGGCTAGTGAGGCATACAATGACTGTGCCTTGGCTACGTCAAAGTGAAACCCATGCTCCTGTTGTTCTAACAGTAGAGTGTGTATCCTAGTCTCAAGGTCTAATGCTTCCTGACTAAAATTTTTTTCAATAATTTTATGATAGAGTTTTGCTGTAACTGTTGTGTCTTGGATGCAGTACGTGAGCATCTCAGGGGTATATGTTGCAAAGCTCTCGCTGCCACTATTGTAATCACCTTTTAATTCTCCTAGTCTGTGACCCCATGCTTTAAGTGAATGACTACCTATGAGTTTCATAGGGTAGTTGCTACTCTTGTGTAGCTTAAAGTCAATCTCTTTAATATCAGGCCAAATTGTTCTAGCGTATACCAACGTATCTATTACCTTACCTGTGTAGGTATAGTCATATAGTTTTCTCATCACACGTAGGTCATAGTCAATGATGTTGTGTCCAATTAGTGTAGTCACATTGTCATCAATAAACTGTAGTGCCTCTTGTGTCTGTGTTGGGTCAAAGGTGTGTACCTCATTAGTCTTTACATTTCGTAATACATTACACCATACCTGTGATACATCATCAAGTAGATGGTCTGCTTCTAAGTCCCATACGTATTCCATACTGTGTCTCCGCACTAGTTAAAAGGGTATGTCTTCTATGTCCTCATCGTTGAAGTAAGTCTCAACCATACGCCCTGTATCTTTCATATACTCAAGCGCACAACATAGACCAGTTTCACCTGACCATCTGTTCTTTAACACTCGTACCTGACTGACGTTTGGACTGTCTGTATCCTGTTGGTTCCTTTCCAAACCAATAACAATATCTGATAGCTGACCAATGGCAGCACTGCCACGTAGCTGTGACATAGATGTTTGTGCGCCATCCTCATGCCCCCTGTCACCAGACGGACGCTTGAGGTGGGATACAAGTATCATACCACAGTTAAGTTCCTCAACCAATGAGCGTAGGGCTGTCATAGTATTGTCAATGATACGTCTTTCGTCACCACCTTCCATACCTGACACCACGATACTGATGTGGTCAAGGATGATGTAGTCACAACCACAACCACGCACCAAGTATCTTATCTTGGATAATAGGTTATCACTATCTGTGCTACCCCAATGGTCATACAAGTACACCCTACCAGAGCCTACTGTACTGTCAAAAGCTTGACGTAACTCTTCCTCTGGTACGTCATTGTGTTGTAGGTGTAAAGGTTTGTTTAGCTCAATGGACATAAGACCTAATGAGGTACGCTTCACGTTCTCCTCTAATGCTATGTATCCAATGGTCTGCCCATGCTTGATAAACCCATGAGCAAACTCTCTGGCTAGTTGTGATTTCCCTATGCCAGAACCTGCTGTAAGAGTGACGATCTCACCTCGCCTACAACCACCTGTTTTTTCCTGTATCCCTAGGTAGGGGTAAGGGACAGATAGCTTATCGTCTGTTGAGATAACCAAGTCCCACACATCAGTACCAGCTATGATACCATCAGGTCTGAAAACCTTGGCCTCATACAAGGCATTGATAAGTTCCTTGACCTTACCATCAACCAACATCTCGTTGGCATCCTTGTATGGTTCAGGTAGTCGTACTATCTTAGCCTTGTTAGGTGGCAGGACAGAGGCACATTCAATAGCTGCACGTTGTCCTTGCTCATCCATATCAAAGCATAGTACCACATGGTCAAACTTACTAAGCCACTCAATAGATTTACCTACTGCTTTCTTAGCAGAGTTACACCCTGATGGCACAGATACACTGGCCCACTTGTTACCATTAGCCTGTGATACAGACATAGCATCTAGCTCACCCTCACA